CGCCCTAATTTTAGTGGATCATCTCGCCTTTCAACTACACCCATCCACCAAACAAAACCATCATGTCCCATTCTATTACTAAATGTCATAGATTTATCACCTTACTTATTGAGTTGTCATCATATGTTGATGCTGCTGCACCAAACGAATCTTTTGCCACTTCTAAGATTGTCTCATATTTATTGTTGACACCAATAGTGTGTCTCACGGATGTAATTATATATGTGCCAGAATGATACTCATCTTTTTCACCAGCATTGTTTCCTGATCCATCTGGTCCTCTTTGAGATGGCAATATAACCTCAACCTTAGTACCAATTGTCAGATTAGGATCACCAGACAATAGAATTCTGACTCTTGAATAGTTAAGTAGTGCGAGTTGTGCTGTTCTATTTGGCACCCATATCTCTGCCCTAATATCATTTGCAACACCATGTTGTAAAGAACCATTAGTAACAAGAGGAAGTTGTTTATGATTAGAGTTTGTAGTTAAAACTTTGAATACTGAATCATAACTTTCATTTGCTCTTTTACCTAATCTATTCTGTATATTACCAAGAACTGAACCTTCATTTAATGCAATTCCTTTTTTAAAGTAATTCATATAATCAAATGTTGTCGCATTATACGTTCTCGCCAAAGGATCAATAGTTAATACTTTATTTGCAAACACACCCATCGTTGTTCCATACAGCGAATCAAAAGTATCAAGAATATTATATGACTTGATACCAATCAGCCCAATACCAAGTTCTTTAGATGCACCATCATCACCAACGTTTCTTGGTGTGTACTTATATCTTGCGTATGTTTCCCGTCTGAATAGATTTTGAAGTGATACGAAATTAAAACCTTCTGCATTCTCAAAGAACACATAATCTGCACCTTCACCTTTAAGGGGTAGTGCATAGTTTGCCAACCAATTAATCAACTCAAATGGTTTTTTATATCCCAAAACAAAATCGTATAGGCCTTTTGTTCTTCCAACAAGAACTTTTCTTTGTGATCCATCACTAATCTGCATCTGTTCAGTTAATATATTGTATACAATTGATGAGATTTCTTGACCAGGATATGATTTACTAATCTTCATCTGTTCTGATAGAAACAATTCTTCTGAACAGAAATGTAGTGTGTAGTTCTCACTCAAATTATTTTGAATAACTCTTTCGCCAATACGAAAAACTCTAAAGTATTTGTCAATCTCATATGCAGATTGTTGACCTTTTTTGAATTTGAGATGAATGAATTCTGATCCATTCATACCCAATCTATCTACCATCGAGATAGAATCGCTGATTAAAATCATACCAGTAATCGTACCGCGGGTGATATCTTCAAAGTATGATAGTTCTACCATCATAGATTTAAGACTGACAGTTTGTCTAGTTGTAATTAAATCTATAGATGTGAGTGAGTATTCATCAGGAACTGTAATCCCCGATGGTGCTTTGGCTGGTATTTCAGTTGATACGCCAGTATCAGTTATGGGCATTATGTTCTCATAAGAGTTTTAAATTGTTCTTCCATATCACCAGCAAATGATTGATTTAATAACTTAATCTCTCGTCTACTTTCATTTAAATCATTTTCATAGTCATATATGTATACGATATTCTTAGATATTGATACCGTGACGAAAGTTGGTTCTGGTTTTTTGTCCGGAGCACTCTTTAAAGGAATACCTGGAATCTCATATGTCGTTGTAGTTTCCGACAACGCATAGTAATCATCAAAGTCGATTGAGTTTTTTGTTACTGTAACAAGATTCGATTCTAAATCAGTCGTAGTGGTAATCTTCTCGTATCTATAAACCGTAGACTGAACGTATGCGTAAACTAATTTATTTAAATCTTCTTCAGATAAATTTAAAGATTCTATCGTAACAGGATAATTTGTTGAGTTATATAATCGAATGAATTCCGCTTGATACTTTGCAATCAAGTAATCAGTAAATGTCTGATAATTCATTGGCCAATCCCATAGAGGATCCATGAGTTGATTGGAATACATAACGATCCAATACTTGTATGGATCTCCATAATACTTGTGTGCAACAGTTTCTGGTGTATCACCTTCCTGAATATTGTACTTATAAAATACAACTGAATGGTCTTGCAGATCTTCTAGAATTCTTGCTCTTGCCAAAAGATTTGTCAGAAGAATATAATTACCATTCTGATCTTGATTTAAAACTTTAGGTAAGGTATCGAAGTATAACATTAGTAACCCTCAAAGATTCTAGTCTTATCCACGATCTCAATTTCTTTAAACTGTAGGGAGAGTTTAGTCTGTACTGGTTCACCACCATCATATGTTGCCCAACCAATTGGTGCATAGTCTACTGAAATATTTTGTAACACACATCTTGTAATTCTATGCACTTTTCTGTTTTCTTTACCATCGTAAAAGAATTTAATGTCGAACATATCAGGAACTTTAAAGAACATACCTTGTGTTCCAAACACACCATTTTTATTAATCTCTGGTGCTGATGCATATTTGAATTCGTATATGATTTTCTCAATAGCTAACGCTTCTTCTGCGCTATATGGAGTAAATGTAAAATCAAATGAGAATGTTCTAAAGTCAACAGATTGAAACAATACTTGCATTTGTGGATTTACAGCTTGTCCAATTCCTCGATTCAATAATTGTGATACTGCCTGACCATCGGCAACTAATCCTGCCTTTCCTAATAGAGTTCCTGCAACTTGACGAACATATGGATCATTACCCGCCGCATTCAAAATATTTGCAACAGATGGTGTGCCACCTTCTAGGAGATTTTCAGCAGCATTAATTACCGATGAACCGGCTTGTGCAAGAAAATATGGAGTGCCTAATGCGTCAACCAAACTCTGGTCATTGTAAATTGCACCATAACTAACTTGTACAGTATCTGGAACATAAAGATTGATATACGTTCTTGGTCTACGTTTTACATCAGCCTGTGCAATAGTTTGAATTGCAGCCGATGCATTACTTCCTAAATTTTTAGCAGCACCAAATAAATCTCTAAAAAATGTACCCACTCCAGGAAAAGCAGCATCTGTAAGTGTAGTTGCAGCGTCAGCTGCAACTTTTTTTGCGTCACTTTTTAATTCACCAACAGCTTTATCACCTATTGCTTTCAGATTATTTCCAATCTCGTTGTTATAAGATGTATCTGGTTCAAGAATTGTAAAGCTTATGTAATGTCTACGAGTCGAATCTGTACCAAGATTTCTTGGATATTGATAAGTCGCCCTCTGATAATTGTTTTTATACAATGAACTTAATGGTCCACTAACTCCACCTGTTATAGAAGAAACAATGCTTTTTAAAGTGAGATCCATATTTTTCCAGATAGGGATTGATATATATTATATTTATATGTCATACAAGGGCAAATTTACTCCTAGAAATCCAAGCAAATATCGTGGTGATCCACATAATATTATCTATCGATCAACGTGGGAGTGTCGAGTGATGAATTGGCTTGATACCAACGATAGTGTTATCGAATGGGCATCTGAGGAACTATTCGTACCATACAAATCACCCGTCGATGGTAAGATGCATCGATACTTTCCAGACTTTCTAGTCAGATTCAAACAGAAAGATGGTACGACTAAAGTGATGATGATTGAAGTCAAACCGGAGAGACAAACAAAACCACCAGTCAAGAAGTCTAGAGTGACAAAACAATACATTAACGAAGTTGTCACATGGGGTACGAATGAAGCGAAATGGAAAGCAGCATCTGAATACTGCCTTGATCGTGGATGGACATTTAAGGTCTTAACGGAGTATGATCTTGGAATTAAATAATCAACATAAATATATTCATGAAACCATCTAACCTAACAACATTAGCACAACAAAAGACTGGAATGGAATTAGAATTTCTATCCAGAAAGTCGATTGCATGGTACAAAGAACAGATTCAAGGCATGAAGAGTCCAACTAGACTTGCAAGAGAGATTGCAGTCGAACGGGATCGCCAGGGTAAACGATTTCTAATGGGTGGACTGTATCATTACTATTATGATCCAAAGACTAAAGAAGAGTTGCCATACTATGATATATTTCCACTTGTGATTCCGTTGCAGAAGTATCCAGATGGATTTCTAGGACTCAATCTTCATTATCTACCAATCACGATGCGAGCAACATTCATGGATAAACTCATGAACTTTGCAATTATGAACAAAGATGATGATCCGATGAGACTCAGAGTAACATATGATATTCTGAGTGCAACGAATCGATACAAAGAATTCAGACCTTGTATTAAAAGATATTTGACATCACATATTGTTTCTAAAATTATGACTGTGAAACCTCATGAG